GCGATCACGCTGGCGTCGTTCGGCGTGCCGCCAAAGGCCGCGCGGCCGTCGATCTGCGTGGTCAGCGTCGCGCTGGCGCGGGTCAGGCCCGCCACCTGCCAGGGGCGGCCGGGCGTGGTTTTCACCGCATTGTCGATGCGCGGCGCGATGCGGCACGCGCCGGCGCGCAGATCGTCGCCGAACCAGCTGACCACGAGGTTCACCGTGGCGAGGTTCGGGCACAGCGCCTGCAGCTGGTCGAGCGAGGCCAGCACATCGCTTTCGGCCTGCAACTGCTGGCGGTTCTCCGGCCGCCCGGTGCCGAGATCGCCATCGGCCAGCACGCGCGCCGGCTCGTAGGCGAACTCCGACGCGCCGGGGATCAGGTTGACGGCGCGGATCATGGCGGGAAGGCCGCCTTGCTGCACACGCACGACCTCGAAGGCGAATTGCGGCACGCGGTTGCCGTACTCGGCCAGCGGCAGGCGCTCGAACACGACATAGGCCGTGCCGCGATAGGCCGGCGCGTCGGCCGCGCCTTCCTTGGCCACGATCAGCGGATCGGGCATCTGCGCGTCGTCGCCGCGATGCACTCGGTGCGTGATGGCGGACAGATCGAGCTCGCGTCCATCCGCCCAGATGCGTCGGACGAAGCTGATCGGCCCCTGCCCGATCGCGATCGCGAGATTGGCGAAGTAGCTGTAGGTCTCCTCCCGCACCTTCTGCCCGCCGCCGCCTTTCGCGCCGCGCGCCTTGCGCACGGTGGTGACAAGCTCCTCCTCGAAGCGCGTCGCCCAGATCAGCTGTCCGCCGACGCGCACGCGGCCATAGAGCCGCGGCACCGGCTGGCCCTCGCTGGCGACGAGCCCATCCATCTCGCGCAGGCGCGGGCCGGTGATGGTGCGCGTGCCGCCGCCGAACACCGCGTTGTCGATGGCCGCGCCGGCGAGGCTGCCCACCGCGCGCCCGACGATCTCGCCGAACGGCCCTCCAACCATCGAGCCGAGCACCTGCCCGGCCGTCTGCAGCACCAGCGTCGTCATGGGTCAGGCCTCGTTGATAGGGGTGCAGGGAAGCGGAAGGCGGCCGCGAGCCGACGCCGCCACCACGGGCCGAACGCCACCTCGACCACGCCCGCGCCGTCCTGCGCGTGGATCATGCGGTCGGCGGCGGTGAGGATCGCGAGATGGCGCACCGGCTGGTGCGGCCGCCAGCGATAGGCCAGCACATCGCCGGGCCGTGGCGTCTCCACCAGGATCAGATGACGCCGCGCGGCGGCGATGAGCGCCTCCGGGTCCTCGCCGGCGGCGGCCTCGCCACCGGCCGCATAGGGCGGCGGCGTCTCAGCCTCGTGGCCATGCAGGCCGCGCCAGACCAGCCGCACCAGCCCCAAGCAATCGCAACCAACGCCCGCCAACGCCGCCTGATGGCGGTAGGGCGTGCCGGCGACGCTTAGCGCCAGCGCGATCACGCGCCCGGGGTCCGCGCCTACGGAATCAAGGTCCGCGCCGGTCATCGAAACAGGCTCCCGCCATCGAACACATGCCCGGCCTCGCCGCCGGCGCGCAGCAGGAAGGCGGTGCCCGGGATATGCGGGAAACCCTGGAAGTTCAGCGTGTTGGCGAAGCGGTCGCGGCAGGTGGCGAAGCTCTTGTCGCAACCGGGCGTGACCGTGGCCTGGTCGCCGACCGCGATGAGCTGCGCCGCATCGAGCCAGAGCGTCAGCCGCCCGCCCTCGGCATGGTGCTGGATTTCAACCACCAGCCCGGCATTGGCCCCGGTGGCGAAGGTCAGCCGCCCGCCGCTCAAATGCCCGGCCTGCACCGTGCCCGGCAGCGCCAGCGTCACCACGCGCCGCCCATCGGTGGCAACCACGGGCGTGGTGATCGGCGCGATGGCGACGCGGCAGCGGGCGTCGCCCAGATCGGCGTCGCAGGTCGCGGCATAGAGCCGCCCCCGCTCCTCGTCGAAGCGATGCGCCTGGCCGCGCAGCTCCGCCACGAAGGCCCCGTCGCCGCGCCGGATCTCGCCAATTTCGAAACGGTCGAGCACTGCGCGCGCGGCCGGGTTCGCCCAGTCCACCAGCGTCACCGTGACGGAGGCGCCATCGTAGAGCCCGCGCATGATGTCGGCCTCGGTCAGGCCCGCCTCGCTCAGCGCGCCGGCAGCGTCGACGCTCGCGACCGCGAAGCCGAGCTCCTGGCGCGCTTGCGCCGCATCGAGCCCGGTCCCGGCCCGATGCGCCACGCCCTCAAGCGTGATGTCGCGGTCATGGTCGGTGAAGCCGAGCGTGACGCCATCGCGCCGCATCAGCGTCCAGCAACGGGCGAGCGTCGTCGCGCCCTCGGCCAGGCTGGCCTGGAGGGCGGGCGAAAGGGTTCGCATGAGCGCCTCCTCAGGCGATCAGTTCGATGAGCGGGATGCGCGGAATCGCGCCGGCGTCGAAGGCGCTGAGCTCGATGTCGAGTTCGTCCGTGTCGAAGCGCACGGGCACGTCGAAAGCGAAGCCCGCGCTCACCACCGCGCCGGCGGCCGGCGCCACGGCGAGCGTCACGCGGCCGGTGGCGGCATCGACGCTGAAGCCGGCAGGCGGCAGTTCGGCCCCGCCCACCGCGACGCGCACCGACCCCGCAACAGGCTTAAGGATCGGCCGGTGATAAGGCTCGAGCGCGCCGCCATAGCGCTTGACCAGCTGGAACACGGTGCGGCTGCCGTCGCCGAGCCCAAGCTCCTGGTCGATGGGCGTGACCGGCTGGCCGGGCGGGCTGCTCTGGTGATCGAGCCGGTCCAGCCAGCGAAAGCCGATCAGCCGGCCGCGCCGTTCCTCGAAAAAGGCCACGACTTCGGCCAGCGCCGCGGCGCTGGTCACGCCATAGCCGGCATCGTAGCGCCGGCGCGAGTGCGCCCAGCGCGCATTGCGCTGCTCGCGGCCTGACGCCAGCGTCACAACGTCGGTGCGCCGCACCGGGCCGCCGCGCGCGCCGCGCGAAATCGCGACGGGAAAGCGCACCTCATGAAAGTCAGCCGGCATCGGCCCCTCCTCACAGCGCGCGACGACCGCGCGCCACGGCGCGGGCGATCGTGGCGGACACCTCCGCCTCCGAGCGGCGGAACCCCGCCACATCCGGCGTAGCGATCGTCACCGAGACGCTGATGGGGCGGTCCGTGCCGCCCGCCGACACGCCGAGGCGCCCATCCGGGCCGCGCTGCAGCGGCAGGATCGCCTCCGCGCCGCGCTCGCCCATCAGGCCAAGCTCGCCGCCGCCAAAGCCGAAATAGGTGGGCGCCGCCACCACGCCGCCCTGCGCGAACGGGATGACGCGGCCTGTTCCCCCACCGGACGCACCGCCGAACCCGCCGAACAGCGCGCCGAAGCCCTGCGAGAGCAGGCCGGTGAGGCCGTTGGCCAACGGCGTCAGCGATTGCGACAGCAGCCCCTGCGACAGCCTGAGTGCCACCGAGCGCAGCACATCCTCGAAGCGCCGGCCCTCCACCGCGCCGCGCGCGAAGGCGCCGGCGATGGTGCGGCCCATGCGCTGCGTCGCGGCTTCGAGGTCGCGCACCAGCGTCGCCTGTCCGGAGAGGGTGGCGGCCAGATCATCGGCGTCGCCATCGTCGAGGCTCATGGTTCATCTCCTGTGATGTCGGAAAGGCGCCGCATCAGCGCGGCGAGATCGGCGTGGCTGGGGGCTGGAGCGCGCGCCGGGCCGGCCAGCAGCGCCAGTTCGGCGGGCGTCAGCGCCCAGAACGCATCCGGATGCAGCCGCAGCCGCCCGATGCCGAAGCGCAGCGCCGCCTCCCAGGGAAACGCTGTCCCCGGGCCGGCGGCCTCCGCGCTCAACGGCCGGGCGGCTGCGGCGACGAAGGGCGTGGCGGGATCGCTCCCGGTAGGACTTCCCCCTGCGGGCTTGCTGCCTGCGGGGTCGGGTCGCCCGCCGCGCCGAAGGCGCTGGCGAACAAGGCGGCGACCGCCGAGACAATCGGCTCCAGCCCGCCTTCCAGCGTCATCGCTTCGATTTCGGCGTCGTCGAGCCGGTGGCCCGCGCCCTTCAGCCCGATGCGCAGCACGGCGATGAGATCGCGGGTGGCGAGCCGGCCGCTGGCCAACCGCTCGGAGAGCCCGATGAGATCGCCGGCCGCGAGAGCGTCTTCCAGCTCCGCCAGCCCGCCAAGGGTGAGGCGAAGCGCAAGCCGCCTGTCACCGACATGAAGGGGCACGTCGCCCCGCCTGCGGTTGACCATGGCCGGCCCTCAGATCGCGGTGAAGCTGAGCGCGCCGGCGGATTCCAGCGCGAGATCGAAGGTCACCTCGCCGGCGTGCTCGCCGC